CTGCTATAAAGATGGGAAAAAAGTTGGTCCATGGGTATATGTTTCACGTAATTATGATATTAGAATTATTGAAGAAGAATAAAAAAAATTGCAACTATTATTTTCTTGTATAAACTATTGGTATTTTCATGATCATACACCATGTCGGGTTATGTTTACCCCATGACAGAAAGCAAATTGATGCACGCAGTTCTGACATATCGTCTACTGTCCCAAAGAAAGGCATATATAGATGATGTATTCACACAATATAACATGATCGAGGCTAATCTGCATCGTCAACTTGAAGCCAAACAATTTTCTCAAATGGAAATTAGTAAAATACTTGAAAAGCGGTCTGAAAAAATTGCCATTATTGGCGCTCTTGAAGATATTAAAAAAGATCTAAATACTGCTCTGCGAAGAATTCACATGATGGACTATGATATTTCAGATGAAGATCCATTGTTTAGGGGAGTTGATCGAGAGGTTTCATTTAGAGGATTTACTGGAATACCATGTCCTGTGTGCAACACCATGCGATCATTTCAAAATGAAAGATGTATTGTTGATGAGTCTGATCAATATATTGATGCTTATGAGGCATGGCAGGTGAAAGATGTTGTTGTACATCCAAAGCAACGACGATGTGCAATCATGTAGATTATTGACATAATCAAAAACAAAAAATTGATTTAATTTATTACATACAAAGCCTACCCAGCAATTGCAGACATATATTACTGACATGGCAACTGTCAAACCATATTTATTGCATACAACATCAGGAAAACAATTGGCAGTTTTCTTAAAACATCCACAATATGTGATAAAAGATGATTCACGATGTCGCACATGTAGGTATCGCAACAAAATGTTACAGTCTTTGTCTGGTCCAGATGGTCCTATCATCTCTTCATACAATGCATGTTACACATGTGCTAGCAAACCAAATGGATTACTAATTGTAAAAAATAAGTTTGTATATGATTTTCTTCCAACAAAAGGTGTTGCATCTGATGGAACACCATATTATCATCTTCATGTATCAATTCCAGATGATATGCAAACTACAGTTTCACATGATGATATTGACGCGATTGAACATATTCTTTATTTCAATGTTACAAAAGTAATAAAGATCATTAGTACGTTGACCAGATGTGGTTATGACTTATTGTCTAAATTTGATGAGGTTTCCAGTAAAACACCATATTGTAACAAATGGAAATCAACAATTATATGGTTGTATGATTTACTTGATGTGGCATCTAAATCAAGATGGATTGGCATGTCATATGCAGAAAAGTACATTTTTGCAACACAACACTTACTCAACTGTGGGGATGAAAGTATTTTGTTAAATGCATTCAAATACATAATTCCAATTATGATACATGCACCAACTAAAGAAATAATGAAACATTTTTGTTTTCAAATTTACTGGATGTATCCAATTGACTATAACCATAAGATATTTGATTTTCGACGTTCCGGTAATATTCTTGGTGAATTCTCTATAACAGCTATGCCTTTATCAAAACTACAAACATATGCACCAGAAACTATATTTCATGCTAAAAATGTATCTGAAAATGTAATCAAATATAGAAATGATTACATGCCTAAAATTATGAAACATTATTATCCATGTCCAAAGTTTCCCATTCATGTACACATACTGACACATTACAAGATTGATAGGATTAGACAGTTGAGCACAATCAAGGAATTTATTGACTTTTGTCAACTGTATCCAAATACGTATGTTTACATACACTATAGATGTGCAAGGGATCAATTGTATGGTTTTATGACAACATCCACTTTATCTAGCTCATGTACAGATTACAGATATATGTGGACTGCTGAAAAAAAAATACACCAATACAGAATGCTTAATTTTGATACTTCAGCTGGATTTATGCGTGTATCAGCCACTGTACCAATGTGCAAGAATATGACAGAACCATTCCAAAATGTATTATTTGTTTTGCCATGTCCCAAAATCAATTATGACAGAACAAAATGTTGTAATCCCATGTTTCTTAATGATAAGTGTTATTCTGTATGTGCAGATGTTTTTCGCGATCTTAATCAGACCATAACATTGGATGTACCTGATGAACCCATTGTTGGTGGAATTGTCATTAGAAATACAGATACTAAAAATAAAATTGTACCATTGACACTTTTTGTTGATGGTATCCAGGTCACATTGACACATTTTGAATAAAAAATTGCATTTATTATTCTGTGTATCAACCATTAAACTATGATAGACACTATCCCATAACACTATGGAAGTTTCCATGGGCTGTTACACTATCAAATATTATCTACATCCCAAAGGTACCATCATCAAATTTGTTATTCATAACAAGACCACAGGTCAAACATACATTGGAATAGACAACAAGACTCCAACATATTATGATGATATTGGTATCGAAATTGATCCATACATTGAAATGCTTTTGACAGATGGCAAATACAGTCTAAGTGACAGTAAAAGTCGCGTCACTATTTCATTTGCATATAGCTCACTTATTACATTTAGTGTCGCATGTGATTTGCAAAAGAAAAGTGCTTGTTGTGCATGGTGATTACAATGTTGCAATCATATTTCTTTTTTTGTATTCTTTGTTATATTTTTGAATGAGTTGTGATTGTTGTTTTATATTCATCTTTTGTGACATTACATAGAATTTTGCAATATCTGACACCGGATCCAATGTTTCACAAATTAAGTTATTAACTATCATTTTATCATGTTTTTCCATTAAAACATTGTATAATGTCTCTCCACTGTATTTAACCTTCTTCACATTATCCATATGTAAAAAATCACTTGCTGGCATCATTTTGCCCTTATAGAAAATTTGGTGATTCTTACTAACTGTTGTTTTTTTGGATGGTATATTCTCACCCAAACTATTTTTTTCAAAACAAACTAAATATTTGTCCGATGCATACACAGTTTTGGTAATACCGATGATTGGTTTGTTGCGTATGGTATGAATTTTAGGATTAATTTTTTCAATTGGTATATCACCCATATTTGTGTTAATAAGTGTTTTTGCCGGGAAACATGTATTTGATCCAAATCCAACAAATTCAATGTTTGAAATATGTATGCTATCGTTTGTAATTCCTAATGTACCCACAGACATCAAATTCCACCAAGTATCATCAGTAATATTATCATCTGATGTCCACACTGCAAATCCCTGCAAGCCAGGCTCTAAAATTGAATTTAAATTTTCAGGATCACCAAAAGGATATTCTGTGGAAGAATACAATGTAAATTCTGAAATATTATTTTTTGTGTATGTTAATGTATCATTTATGTAAATCTCACAATCAATGAACCATGAGGGAAAAAATTGGTTATATGGATTTTCCGGATATGGGATTTCTGTGAAATAATCTGGATTAAAGAAAAAACCATTACCAGTCCAATTATTAATATCTAGTGTAAACAATACATAGATATTTACACTTTCAATATCATGTGTATATGTAATTTTGAAAATTTGTATATTAGTGACTGTATCCAACACATAATTATAATATTTGATATCTGAGGTAAAATAAATATTTTGAACATTTTGACTTGTATTTTCCATGACCCAATCACCACCATATTTAATATTTCCAGTTGTATCATTAGATGCACCAACTACTGCACCTGTCTGACTAGTTATTCTTGCAAACATATTTTTCCAAGAGTTATGGACTAATGTATTGCATGTTAAAAAGTCAAGATTAGTAACTTTTTTATCAGTAATTATTTTGCATAGATTATCCACAAATTTATCACTGAGATATGGTGTATGATCAACAAAATATTGTTCATCAGGATGATTTTCATTCAATGAAAACATAAATGCAATTCTTTTTATATTTTCAAATTGACTCAATGCATTATTTATTTGATCATATGTATTCATTGATTCATAAACAATATAATGTGTGTTTGGATTTACGCTTTGTATGATTTCATTCAAACCATCCAATCTTTTGTTTATAAACAAAAGATTTTCTGCATTTGTATTGTTAGATTGTCTTAAATCTGGAATAACCCGTTCAATTTTCTGCTTAAACATATACTATAATACAAGACTAATTTTATTTTGCTGAATTGGCATTGCAGAATAAAAAGTGAAAAATAAATTGAATATTATAGTAGCATATGTCTATTCACATTAAAAATGATCAAGACAAAACAAGCAAAAAATATCACTGAACAATGTGTGGCACCAGATGGATATATTGTTGTCAATGTTCTTTCATGGCATGAGCATGATACACCATACTATGATTTGTGCCCATATGTGTTGAAAACAGATGGACATGAAATACAAGATAATAAGGGTGGTGTTATATTTGAAAATTTTTGGCAGGGATCAAAAGTTTATCCCATTGTTAAACCAATTGAAGTATATCCACATCATACATTCAAAGGTAATAAAAAGTATTTATGGTGGTCTTATGACAAAGAGGAAACACATATTGATGATAATGGTGATGTCAAAAAAGAGTATTTCAATTGGAAAAAATCATTATTTGATTGTGCAAAGCCTGTAAGGTATCCAAATTCATATGCTTTAAAACATACATGTAAATTCACACTGCTTGTTAAAAAAGATGGTACACAAGAAAAATTAAATTATTTGGAAGCACGTAAACAACTTTATTGTAATGAGTATATGAGACTTGTTAGAACAAAATCATCTTACAAAAAACTATTAAACATGTTATTGGAAGGTAAAAAATTATGTATATTTGAAGTTGATGTGCCTGCTGTCACTAAAAAAGGAGTACATGGTAAATATGCTAAGGATGGCAATGTTTTTAAAGCTAGCCTTAAGAAAATAAATAAGTTGCTAAATGATACATCAGAGCCATTTGGACATGGTTTATGCTTAGCAAAAGCACTTCTTGAAGATTATCAAAATGCACAGTTGAGTGATTCTGACTAATAAGTACTTTTTTAAATTAGATGTGGAACGTCATTCGATGCTATACATAAAAATTTATTTAGATTGATGGGTCTAGAACTGGTTAATACTGGATATTGAGTGTAACCAT